GCGGGAGTCCACTACCCTTTAATTGACCCAAATACCCAGACAGTTGTAGGTGAGCATGATGCCCGTGATGTTTTTAATAAGATCATTGAGGGTGCGTGGAAAAACGGAGAGCCGGGAATGGTTTTCCTTGACCGTATAAACCGTGATAATAAAGTTAGAGATCAGTATGGCGATATGATAGCAACTAACCCTTGCGGAGAACAACCCTTGCTAGGTAATGAATCTTGCAATTTAGGGTCTATCAACCTAGCTAAATTTTATAGCCCCTCAGAGAATAAAAGTTGGCAGGACCTAATGGACTGGAAAGAACTAGATTCTGTAGTTAGGTTGTCTACTAGATTCCTAGATAATATTATTGACGCAAATTATTACGCTACTCCAGAAATAGAGAAGATGACTAAATCAACTAGAAAAATTGGTTTGGGCGTTATGGGTTTTGCCGACTTACTTATCAAACTGAAAATAGGATATGATTCTCCGACTGGCAGAGAAGTTGGGTCAACTGTTATGAAATATATACAAAAAATAGCAGATGATACTTCTCTAGAATTGTCGCAGGAACGTGGGGTCTTCCCTGCGTGGGATCGCAGCGATTACGCTAAAGAAGATGGTTTGAAATATCGTAATGCCTGTCGCCTTACAGTGGCCCCTACAGGAACAATTTCTATGCTTGCGGATACATCTAGTGGCATAGAGCCAACTTTTGCCCTAGTTTGGCGTAAACAAAACGTACTTGAGGGGCAGGAATTCTTTTATGCAAACAAGTATTTTAAAAACACAGCCCAAGATTCAGGGTTTTATTCTGAAGACTTAATGGAATACGTAGCTGATGGCGGCTCTATTCAGAACAGGGATGACGTTCCGCAGTGGGCGAAAGAAGTTTTTGTAACCTCTGCCGACATACCCGGCAAGTCTCATGTGGGTATGCAAGCAGCTTTCCAAGAATATTGTGACGCAGGGATATCTAAAACAATTAATTTTCCCAATGATGCGACATCCCAAGATATAGCAACGGCTTATTTGGAAGCGTGGAGAACTGGCTGTAAAGGCATTACGGTATATAGGTCTGGTTCTCGTGACAAGGAGGTTCTAGTGTCAAAGACTAAAGAAGAATCTAATAAAGAAAGTATGGATTTATCTCAGTTAGTCATGATACCAGCTATGGCTTCAGAGACGGATAACGAATTTAAACTTCAAACTTTATATTCTGATGCGCCCTCTGATTTAAAGTGGCTAGAATTATCTGTTTCAGAGAAGGATTGTTGTGCTACCCCCTTTATTATAGAGGAGTCGGGATGTTCCACTTGCAAAAGTTGCGGGTGGTCAAAATGTCATATTGCATAAAACAGTTGCATTAGCAGTATAATAAGAAAGAATAAAGATGAGGAGGCTCAGATGAGCGATCAAGATATTCAGTATGTAGCGAAAAGAGATTCATCAGGTACGTGGCGAATATTAGACACTTGGGATGAAACTCTAAGTTCGATAGAAGATAATGAAGATATACCAGACAGTCATCCCGCTGTAACTTTACTTACAGAGGGACAGTATTTATCAGTAATTAGAGAAGCAACCAAGGGGGGTTACTTACAAAGTGCCGCTCTTGCTGAAATACAAGCTTTAGAAGTTAAGGTTGAAGAACTGGAAGCTGATAAAATTGTTTTAGAAAGGGAAAATGAAAGTCTAGGTGATCAGCTTGTAGACTCGGAGCACATACAAACTGCGGAAGCACCTCAATCAAATATTCAACAACCCTCTCCACCTAGTGATGTATCAGAGAGTTTTCTTATAAAGCAGATGATTATTTCAAAATTAGCTAGCATGGGACAGGCGGAAAACATGATAGGACTTAATGACTAATGCGTTTAGATGAGTTTGTCGGACCTAGTAGTCCTTTCGTACAAAAACGAGAGGCGGCTACTTCCATGTTAGAGTCGTTAGCAAACTTTAACGAAAACCTTATAATGAAAGGCGCTGACGACCGAGAAATAGGTAGAAGTCCTGAATTTGGTGTTGATTATATTGCTAACACGTATATACGTAATCAACTGGCGTATAGGCGCCAACGAATCTCCGACTTACAGAATATTTCTTATACGGTTGAAGAAATACGTGCCCCTATAGGACATATTATTAATGAGGTATTCAGGCAGGGGCTGTCGTTTTCTGCTATTACAGACGACCCAGACAGGAAACAGTTAGATAAGATTAAAAAGGTAATGAGTCATGCCAATCAATTTGGTCAGACGTTAGAAGAAGTACTTAGGCTGTTTGAATTTGATGTTAACACAATTGACGACGCCTTTCTTTATTTGGTAAAAGAATATGTAGCGGATGAAAAGAATAAGATTTCTTCAAAGGTAGTCGAAATTCGCAGAATGAACCCCGCATTGATAGAATTTGACCTAGATGAAATGGGTCTCCCTAGCAACACTCATTTTATTTGCCCTATTCATCGTGAAGCAATTACTGAATCTCCCGGTAAATGTAAGATTCCCGAACAATTAGAGGACGGGTCTGAGGGGGAACCGTGTGGAATAGAACTTAGAGGAGCTATGTATAGGTTCCTACATCGGACTCAAGTTATTTATTTCCTAGAGAGCGAGATTATACACACGTCAAAGTTTACCCCAACTGAAACGTATGGTATGTCGCCTATACTTACTATTTTTGAAAAGGCTTTAACTTTGATAGGTATGGATAAAAACCTGTACCGATACTTCTTTGAACGTAAAATGCCCGCTTCCATGCTGATGGTTCAGACTGATGACCCAGAGGCACTAAAACGTGAGCGAGCTATTATTCAGGCAGAAACACGTAAAGACCCTAACTACGTTCCTATGATTGCGGTAAGTGCTCGAAACCAACGTGGTCGAGTTGACATGGTTCGATTATTCCACACCCTACAGGAAATGGATTACCTGCCAATTAAGGATGAAATCAGAGAACGAATTGCCGCTATCTGGGGAGTAACCCCTGTATGGCAGGGTAACCCCGATTCCTTTGGTGGGATGTCTACTCAAACATCACAACTCGTAGTAATGGGTAGAACTGTAGAGTCTGATCAACGTCGCCTTAAAGATAAAGTGTTCCCTAGATTACTAGAAGCTTTCGGGATTACTGATTATGAATTAGTGCTTCCTAACCCAGAAGAAAAGGCGGAAGCTACACGAATTAGTTTCTCCCAACAACGTGTTAACAACGCTAAGATTTTATTAGACATGGGTTATACATTGAAACTGAAAAATGAAAACGTAGATATGGATGACGTTATGTTCGTTGTCACAGGTGAGCCAGTACCACTAGCTCAAATTGAGGGTGAAAGTCAGGCTCTGGGAGTAGAATCCATGCACCAACAGGTGGAACAACAGGCAGTGCAAGCTCAACAACAAGCTGATGCGATGGCTCAACAACAGCAAGGCGGAGAAGGGGTGCCCCCTGAGATGAACCCTATGCAATTAGAATTATCGGATGATCCTGTGGATGCTGTAAAAGTCCCACGATTCGGTAAGGTTCCAACTGCGATGGATAAAACTCCCTTGATGGAACGGGACGTAGATGAGTATAACGAAAGTAGAGATAAAAAGACTATTGATAGAATACATGGTTTGGCTTTATCTTTAGGTTCAGGTGGTAAGACATGGATTCAAGATTTAATGGATAAGGGGTTTACTCCTATCATTAAAGGTCCAAGCCCAGATGGAAGTAGACTATGGTTCGAATCAGACGGAACAGAATACGTGGCTGACCTTAACGGTAATGGGGTAGGTTTTATTGAGAAAGCCACATTTAGTACGTCTTCAATACACAAGCCTGAAAATAGGACGCCCACTACAGTAGCAGAACGTGAAAAGAAAGGTCCCTACTCTTACGATAATGAGGATGAACAATAATGCCTGATTCTATGAAATTTGATTCTAAAGATACTAAACATCGTGGAGATATTCCTGATACTAGTGTAAATCCAAAAGATGAAGATCATAAGAAGTATCTAAGGACTACACCTGAAGAACGGAAAGGACACGCCTATATTAGACGAGAGATTGCTAGGGATGGGACTACAACTTATTACTATGGAGATGGTGTCAAAGCTATTCATCATCCTGATAGGGAGGTAGCTGGACCGGATTATCATAACAGAGCTAAAGAACATCACCAAGAAATGTCACGTAGAGCTTTAAAGGCTGGTAAATTACGACGTGCTAGGGCGCATGGCAGGGCGTCATCAGGACACGATTTCGCTGTTACCGCACAAGGTGGAACCCCCGCTGTAAAAGAGCTTCGAAAGTTTTTAAAGGAATTTGCTGGTGGAACAGTAGCGGTAGCTTCTGATCCGGGGGTCTTTACTACGACATATAGTGGTTCAAAAGGCAAAAAGGATAAGAAAAAACCTAAAAGTGGTCCACAGAAATTGGATAATTTTCTACAAGGCAAAACGAAGATCAAGAATCTTATTAAAGAAGAAGGGTCCGTTGAGGAGTTTGCAATCGACATTATAAAATCTGCTTCGACTATTCTTATGGACAATAGAAAGGGTAAGGTAGAAGGTAAAACCTTTAAAGGGGAGCCTCGTAGCTCAACTGTAGCAGGGTATATTCCCCCAGCCGATACAACTGAGGATCAGAAAAATAATTCTCCCCATCGCCCCGGAATAGCAACGGATGTTAAAAAAGAAGTGACAATTTTTGATTTGATACAAGCTGAGATAGAAAATACAGAAGCTACAGTTGAACTAGATGAAATGTTAGATAAATACTATGACGAGAAAGAAATCGGAAATGCCGATCCGACAGAAGAATAATAAATGGTACTGGGGTAGTAAAGGACCATTTGACTCTCGCAAAAAGGCGGAGCAGGTAGCTCAAGCCGCTCACGCTTCGGGTTATGTCTCTAAAAGCGACATTCGTTTGGAAAAAGCCTTGACAAGCATAAGCGAACTGGTAAACTTAAGTAAAGGTAGGCAAGGAACCATGCCTTTGAATACATTGGGTGCAGGTGATTACGGGCAGCATACAGACTATCCTTCTCCACATAAGTCTAAGAAGACTAAAAAAGAAGAGGAAGAGCGCTTGCACTCCAACTAAAAGGAGTAAGTCGTGACAAGTATTTTTGATCTAAAAGATGAGCGTATGATTTCAGCGGCGAAACGAATTGTAGCTATGCGGGAAGACGGTGAGGGCTGGACAGGAATCAGAGACGCTATTTTCGAGGAATATGGTATAGGAGTGCATCGAAGTACTATTCAACGATGGTACGACAGCACTGGATATCTTTTAAACTCAGAGGAGTTAGACCCTTCTTCTGCAAGTGATGTATCCGATGATGTTGTTAGAGACCTCAAAACTTATAAAATAACTTCCGAACGAGATTTTTATAAGCATAAATATGATTTGATTATGAAACAAAGGGCAAATCATGAGGTACATCAAGAAGCCTTTTTAAAAGCGATTGACAAAGCAATAGCTTTACCTAAGCTTAAGAAGTCTGTTTATAAGCCACCAACGAAAGGCATCCACAGGGGAGAGACCCCTCAATCCGTGGTAGCACCTCTTACCGACACTCATGTTGGAGACCGTGTAGATACCGACCAAATGTACGGTTTAAATGAATACGACATCACTTTGTTCAACAAACGCTTACATGGATGGATGACCCAAGTTATCAACCTAACTAACCTACGAAGGAACATTGCTCCTGTAGATGAGTTAGTTATTCCGATGCTTGGGGATATGATTAGTGGGGATATACATGAAGAATTAGCCCGCACTAATGTAGAAAATTGCATGCTTCAAATGATGAATGGGGCGTTTTTAATTTCTCAGGCAATAAGAGAATTATCCGCACACTTTACTACAATACGTATTCCAGCGGTTGTAGGTAATCATGGGAGAATGACACGTAAAATTCCATCTAAAGACAAGTATATGGATTGGGATTATATGATGTACCAGTGGATAGCAGCGTTTTGTAAGGATTTAGATAATGTTGATTTTGAAATCCCTAAAAGCTTTATGCATATTTTTGAGGTTGCTAACCAACGTATCCTTATCATGCATGGGGATTCCATTTCTGGCGGGGGCAGTCTTAACGCTATTACATCGTCAGTACAAAAACTGCGAACAGTAATCCAGTATGGAGAAAGAACAGGTTCAGAAGATAGATTCACTGGATTTGATTCGGTAATGATTGGGCACTTCCACAGAATTGATGAGTATGACATTGGAACGGGACCCTTATTAATTAATGGCACACTAAAGGGTGGAGATGAGTTTACCACTAGCCGACTACACGTAGCTACCGCACCCAAGCATTTGATTAGCTGGTGGCACCCAGAGTTAGGGTATCTAGGTAAAGAAATTATATATCTAGATAAATATGATAAAGGGGAAGCTATGTTCCACGAGGCGGAACTTCCGGAAATTTGGTCCAGCTAGTATAATGTCGTATGACAAACTACTAATGATTCAAGGGATTCTGCATGGGAGACTTTTCGGAAGACCTCACTTCCTTTATAG